TCCATATAATTTTAAATGTTTAAAATGTGATAATGTTTTTTCAAGCACATTATTGGGTAGTGGTAAAATACCAATTTGTAGAAAATGTTACCCAATAATTAAAAACTCAAAATTGGAAGAAATTTTTCGAGATTTTATAAATGAACTAGGAATAAAACATTTAGATAATAATCGAACATTGTTAAATGGAAAAGAAATTGATTTATTTTTAATTGACTATAATTTAGGAATAGAATTAAATGGAAATTATCATCACTCTGAAATATATGGAGAGAAAGACAAAACTTATCATTTTGAAAAACTAATGATTGCCACAAATGTGAAAATTAAATTATTACAAATTTTTGAAGATGAATTATTATTAAAAAAAGAAATTGTTTTTTCCCGAATTAAAAACATCCTTGGTATAACCGAAAATAAAATTTTTGCCCGAGAATGTGTAATAAAAGAAATATCTAAAACAGATTCAAAGATATTCTTAGAAAAAAATCATTTACAGGGAGATTCAGTTGATAAAGTTAGATTGGGATTATATCTAAATGACGAATTAATTACTGTTATAACATTTGGGAAGAAAAGAAACTCTTTGGGTAATACATCAATAACTGATGAGTATGAACTTTTGAGATTTGCTGGTAAAATAAATACAAATATTGTTGGAGGATTTTCGCGTCTGTTGAAATATTTTATTAAAGGACACAATCCATCTAAAATTATTACATACGCTGATTCCAGGTGGTCTGGAATCATTCCTGAAGACACTATTTACCATAAGAACGGATTTAAATTTATTCACCAGACTCCACCTAATTACTGGTATGTAAATACAAAAGATTTTCTTCATAGATTTCATAGATTTACATTTAGAAAAGATGTTCTCATAAAAGAAGGATTTTCGCCTGATAAAACAGAATGGGAAATAATGCAAGAAAAAGGATTTGATAGAATATGGGATTGCGGATCTATGAAGTTTGAAATGATGTTATAATATCGTCGTAGAAATATAAACTTTCAGGTAACAAATAGAGAGGGTGGACGCTGTCCTTTTTATTTGAAAAAATTCACCCAGGACCATACTAGTATTTATTCTAGTAATTTTTAATTTTGGGTTCTTTTGGTACTATTGGACCTTAGCATAAAAGTTTGGGCCATTCTTACTGGATCTGCTCTTACTGGAACTGGTGGTCCATAAATATACGAAATTTTTTTGAAAAAGTCAAATAAATTAAAAATATTTTTTAATTCTTGATATTTTTTGTCAGTATGATGATAGTAATTAAAACTACCAGTATTTATAATAATATTAACAGGATGAAATATTGGTCCTATTGTGAAATTTACGAAAAAAATTTGATAAAGTCAATAGTGGGAATGTTTTTTCAATATTAATATATTTATAAGAATAATAATAAACAAATTAACAAAGATAATATGGCAGATCTATTAATGAAGATGCCGGTTCCTTATGAACCGAAAAGAAAGAACCGATTTATACTAAGATTCCCTTCGAGTTTGGGCATCAACGAATGGTATGTCACATCGGCAGCAAGACCAGTTGCTAAAATAAATCCAGTTGAAATTCAATTTCTAAACACATCAACTTATGTTGCTGGTAGATTTACTTGGGATGTATTGAAAGTTACATTTAGAGATCCGATCGGACCGTCAGCTTCACAGGCGCTCATGGAATGGTTTAGGCTACACGCCGAATCAGTTACAGGTAGAATGGGATATGCCGCAGGATATAAGAAAGATATAGAACTTGAAATGCTTGACCCGACAGGGGTTGTAGTTGAAAAATGGGTTCTTCAGGGTACATTCCTAACAAGTTTGGACTTTGGTTCTCTTTCTTATGACGATGATAAATTAGCGGACATCAACGCTGAACTTCGTATGGATCGTTGTATCCAGGTCTACTAATTTTCATTTTATCTATTGATAATATAAAAAAATTCTCGTATATTGCGGTATATGGGAATTTTTTATGCAATAATTATTAATTAAAGATATATCATGGACGAATTTAGAATTGACCCAACCATTGCTTATGATGTGGTTGAACTGCCAAGCAGGGGAATACATTATGTAAATAAGAAAAAGTCTGTTAGGGTGGCTTATTTGACCGCTTCTGATGAAAATATACTATCATCACCAAATTTAATTGCATCTAGCGGTATCATTAGTGAATTATTGAAAAGAAAAGTATTAGATAAGGATTTAGAATATGAAGATATAGTTGAAGAAGATAAACAAGCTATATTAATGTTTTTAAGAAATACCGCGTTTGGAACAGAATATAACATGACATTGATTGATCCAAAAACAGATGAAAAATTTCCAGCAGTTTTAGATTTATCTGTATTAAAAATGAAAGAATTCACTTTAGTTGAAGATTCAAACGGTGAATTTCCGTATTTTTTGAAAAAAAGTGGAATTAATATTACTTTTAAATTTTTAACACAGAAACAAGAAACCGAAATTGATAAAATGAAAACAAGTTGGAATGGTGAAGGGGTTGCCCCGATTATAACAAAGAGACTTGAAATGATGATTAAATCTATTAATGGAAATAGAGATATAATGGAAATACATAATTTTATCACAAATAAAATGCCAATATCAGATTCACATGATCTTAAAAAATACGCTATCGCGCATAAACCTAGTCTAGATCTAATTCAAACCGTAGAAACCCCCTCAAAGGAGAAAATCCAAGTCGAAGTTGGATTCGGGGCGGAATTTTTTCGTCCTTTCTATGGATTATAAAAAAGCGCAATTAGATCAAATATTATTTTTGGTTAATAGAAATTTTTCATATTCTGATGTTATATCTATGCCTATATATTTAAGAAAATATTTTGTTGACTATATACAGGAATTAGAAAACCAAAAATAATGTATTTATAGACATGGCGGCACTTGATCCCAATCTAATATTTAAACTAGCAGGATCTTCTACGAGTGTAGATGATCTATGGGATGCTCTTAAACGTATGACAGGTGGAGAGCATATAAGCAGGTCAAATGCTGAAAATTATTATAAAGCAGCCAGGAACGAAGGCAAGATGAAAGAAAGTGGAGATACTGGCAATCAATTTGGTAGTTCAAGTAGAGGTACAGGTTTAGTAGATAGATTATTAAGTACCCAAATTAGGGGTGAAGCTGGTGATGCTGGAGAATTTAGAAGTATTCAAAAAGGTCTTAGTACATTTTTTAACTCTGAAGGTGGGTTTAGAGGATGGAAAGGCAGTATTAAAGAGATGGGATCTCTTTTTCTTGATGAAATCGAATTACATTTACAACAACAAAATGACCTTCTAAATGATATGAGTAAAAATACGGGAATGGTTGGTAAGTTATCAAAAGGTTTCCGAGAAGAAATTATGGCGGCATCCCCAGTTGCTGAATCATTAGGTATTAGTTTTGAAGTATTAAGAGAATCCGTTACTAGATTAGTTGGTGAATCTGGAAAATTTAAATTACTTAGCGAAGGTACAATTAAACAAATGGAACTTGCTAGCGTTTTTACTGAAGATATGGGCGCCCTTTCAGCAATGGGAAAAGATTTTGAAGCAATTGGGTTAGGGGTTAGTGATATGTCAAGAGAGATTGATAAAGCAGGACATAGTGCATTAGAAGTAGGATTAAACGCTAGGATGACAACAAAAGTGTTGGATGAAAATTTAGGTAAAATAAACTCATATGGATTTAAAAATGGAATTGCTGGATTAAATTCAATGGTTCAAAAGTCGGTTGAGTTTAGGATGAATATGGATCAGGTATTTAATTTTGCCGAAAAAGTATGGTCACCTGAGCAAGCGTTAGGTGTTGTGGCAAATTTACAGATGATAGGTGGAGCATTTGGGGATTTAAATGATCCAATTAAATTAATGTATATGGCAACCAATAATGTTGAAGGATTACAGGACGCATTAATTGGGGCAGCTAAGTCGGTAGTTACATTTAATCAAGAACAAGGGCGTTTTGAGGTAACAGGAGCTAATCTTAGAAGAGCAAAGGAAATGGCGGATCAGTTCGGTATGAGTTTACAGGAATTAACAACTGGAGCTGTTGCGGCAATGGAAAGAACAACCGCGGCTTCTGATTTGATGTCTACGGGTCTTATTATGGATAGCAAGGATAGAGAATTTTTAACCAATTTGGCACAAATGAAGGACGGTAAAATGGTTATTGAAGTTCCACCAGATTTAAGAAAACAATTGGGTGTTTCAGCGGATAATACGGCTGTAGCGTTAGAATCAATGACATCAGATCAAGTAAAAATATTATTAGAACAAAGAGATGCGTTTAAAAAGATGACAAGTGAAGATTATGCAAGATCACAAGTTAGTCTTTTACAAAATATTGATAGAGATATCTCATTTATTAGGGCAACGATTAGAGTAGGTATCGGTCAAGTAATGGGAGAGGCGTTAGAAAAATATACAGGATTTGACACGGCTAAGATTGAACAAGAAAGTAAACATTTTAGAGATATCGGAATAGAAAAGATGAACGATATAAAAGAAGCAATAATTCAAAAAATGCCACAAGCATCGGCAGTAAAGGGTAATATACAGGGAGGAAATCTTTCACCTGCAGAAATACAAAATAATACCACTACTCCTGACGGAAAAAAATTACCAATAACTAAAGAAGAATTTAATGAAAAAAGAAGAGTTGATGTTTATCATCATGTTGGTATTGGGCAGGCAATAACAGATGGATGGTATAGAATGCTTGCCAGAGAGCCAGCAAAATTTATTGACCCCCGATTATATGAAAATAATCCTGTTCCCAAATAATTTATATTTTTTATCTAAGTTGTATTTATTATTAAAAGAATACGATGCCAAGTTATCTAGATTTTGATACAACAAAACAATTCAGAGATTTCATAATAGGTAAAACACTAACAGTTCCGAATGGCCCACAGTCATTTACTAGTGCGACATATATAGTTCAAAGTACTGGTGACATGTCAAATGTTGATCCCGGCGCCGTTGATACTAACAGACAACAAGATTTATTACAACCACAAACATCAAATGTATTTAAACCTGATGATTATTCCGTAACTGAATATATTGAAACTATTCCAAGAAAAGCAAATCTCGATCTATATCCATATTTCGTAAATGGACAATATCATAGTTTTGTTAGTATTATGTCAACATCAAATTATGATACTGAATCAGAATTAATGAAATTTGCTGCATGGAACATAAAAGAAAATCCCGAAGGACCATTTTTTGCGAGATTACAACAAAATTTATATACTGCGACAGTTGGTAGAGTCAGGTTAATCGACGCATTAGAAGGAAACACATCAACCGCAATTAATATTTTAACAGGAAAAGAACCATTAATTGAAAAGAATAATAAGATTTCGGTTGCTAGTGGATTAGTTGGTAAAGGTATTGATTTTTTACAACAACTTGGTGGTATTGAATTTCCGTGGGTTGAAATTCCGGGCGATTATCTATCAAATCCAAGAGGTCATTCAACAAATTTTAGACCTACAGCAACAAGC